TTTGGAGATTAGTTATGAGTTGGATGAGATAATCCATTTTAAGTATTTGGAAAGGGATGGCAAGGCTAATGCACTTATGAGTGGGGCATTAGAACCTATCTACTACAAACGAATTTTGCGAGAACAGATGCCTTTGACTGTCTACAAGAACTCCAACATTATTAGTGTTACTATGGGTAATGCTGATAAGATGAACACTTATTTGGATAAGGATGCAAGGGATGAAGTGGCTGAAACTGTTAACAATTACCATATGAAAGGCTGTCTTATATTGCCTTATGGGATTGAAGTCGAACTCCTTAAGGGTGGTTCGTTGCCTAACATCCAAGATTACATCCGATACTTTGAAAAAGAAGTGTACATCGCTCTTAACACTCCAGAAGCCGTATTTAGTTCCGAATCATCAAATAGGGCTACTGCAGACATCCAATTGGACAGTAAGACTACTGGAAGGGTTCTTTTCCTTGAATACAATAGGGATTGGGTGGCAAAGTATGTCAAGAAATTATTTGATAAGGAACTTGAACTCCAACATATCGATGGCGAATGTTGGTTAGAGTTTGAGATGGATGATTATGAAGAAGAGCAACTCTTGGATGAAGAGTCTGACCCTAACACTTTACATAAGCCAATAGTGAAGAAAGGTCAAGAAGACTTGGACAGAACTGACAGAACCAGCATTGTGAAGAATCCTAATAGCTCTACGAACATCAACCACGATGTTCCGAACATCACAAGGGAACAGCAGAGATATAAGGGGAGATAAGTGATGGCAGATTTATTGACAAATCTTGCAGACTTATTCAACTATAAGGAGTACGATGGTGACCTTGATGAGAAAGAGTATGGCTTGGCTATTATGATGCTTTTGCAAGATTTCACTAAAAAGTATTCAAGTAAGAGTTATGGGTATATTGAGAAACATATTGATGATGACCTTGTGAAATTAGAAGAGAAGTTGCTACAATTAAATGATAAGCAGTTTCAAAAGTATGAAGATGCACAAGTGAAGAATCAATTATTAGGCATTGATGTTCCAGTAAGCAAACAGAAACAAGTCAACTTAAAATATGATATTAAAACCACCAAGCAAGTGGCTGAAACCACCATAAAGAATACCATAAGCACACTACGAAATGAGATAAAGTTGAACATCCAAGTAGTCAAGGACAGAAATGATGAAGAATCGTTCAACCTTGAGCCGAAACTTCGTGATGCTATTCAAAGAATCAAAAGGACAGTTAATTATGAAACAAATATGATGTTTCAGAAGATACGAAGAAGTGCTTATGATTTCAAGTATGGCAAGGATGCAACTTATCGTTGGGTGACTAAAGGAGATAGTAGGGTCTGTTTTTGGTGCAGACAAGAAGAGAAGAAGCCACCACGAAAGTTGGAAGATTTGCCTTTTGACCATATGAATGGTAGATGTGGCATATTGCCAGTTAGCGATAGGGCAGTTGCAGAATACAATTATATAGTGTATGGTGATGTGAATGGCAGAGATGATTGAGCTATGGACTGCTGGAACGATGAATTATGATGATATAGGATTGGATAAGCCAGTCCTTTTCAATGATGTTTTTCTCCAAACAATCGCAAATGATACACAAAGTGTTGATGTAACTGAAGAACATTCAAATAATATAATAGGTTCATTAAGCAATTTCAAGTATTCTGATGGCAAACTTTATTGTGAAAGACCATCTGACCTTGATATTGCTGGGAATGGGTTGAGTCCAGTCTTTGAACTGGATCTTGTGGATATGGGAACTTATTATGAACCAAGAAACTTTACAATGACTAATGTGGGTTTGACAAGCAACCCAAGGAGTCGAATATTGTATAATAATATTGAAACAAGAAATGGAGATGGTAAGGTGAGTGAAGAGTTTCATAAGATGCTTGACAAGAAAGAAGAAACCATTGCAGAGCAAAGGGAAGAATTAGGCATACTTAAGAAACAGATGGAAGACTTAAGGGAGAAATCCAAAGCAAGTGATGAAGCCCTTAATGATTTCAAGAAACTGCAGAAAGAGTTTGATGAGTTAAAGGCAAAGGCAGAATCCTATAAGGCTGATGCTGATAAGTTGCACGAACAAGAAAGAGCAATGAAAGAAAAGCTTATCAAGGAGATAGTGGGTGATGATGAAAAGGGTTTGGAAATGTTTCAAAAGTTCACAGTAGAAGAATTGGAACATATGAAGAATTCTAAAATCATTACTGAACCACATAAGGCAGTTACTGGTGCATCTGTCGAAACCATCGTGGATGGTGATGCTGATGATACACCTAAAGAAGATGAAATTGACAAATATTCTGCAGAATATTTCGCACAATGGGAAAAGGAAAATACTCATTGGTAAATAAATAAATATTTTCCAAAATATAATTTGATAACTAAAGGAGATATATTGAATGACTGATAATATAATTGGAACTTTCTTCAAAAAGGAAGAGGGAAGAGCATATGAAGTAAATGAGGGCAATGTGTCCATTGATACTGGTTATTCCACCATTAATGGTGCTAAACAAAAATTCTTCAAATTTGCTAACCCTATTGGTGCAGAAAACTTCTTACAATTTGATTTGGGTAGTGGAAAAGATTTGACTATGACCAAAGCAACCACCAAAGCAACCCATATCACTATGTATGAGCCAGAGCTTCCACAAGGAGCATACCCACAAGAAGCGATTAATGATGGGTCTTACAGAAGATTCGTGACTGCATTCAAACTCAAGGCTGGTGAATTGCAATTACCATTAAAAGCAACCAATGTCGCAATCACAAGTGGTGACTACCTTTGTGTAGATGCTTACAATACTGGATTAGACAAATATACTGGCTCTACTCCAAGTATGCAAGTGTGCCAAGCATTAGAATCCAAATCTGCAAATGCTGGTGGATATATTATTGTGCATCTTTATGAAGATGCGATACCCTTTCTTGGCTAATGATCCGACTGCTGAAGTTACTGTTACTGTGACTGATGGTGTTAACCCTATTGAAGATGCAGTTGTAACCTTTACTGACCACGATGATGTTGGTGTAGTCTTTACTGGTGAAACCGATGCAAGTGGTGAAGTGGTTATTGAAGTGCCATTGGAGAAATATGATGTTACTGCAACTGCTACTGGTTATGTGGATTATATACATCCATCTACTGTTACTGTTAGTGAAGATACCACTTTAGCAATTGCTATGGATATTATTACTGACACTTTGACTGTTACTGTTAAGGATAGTGTAAGTGAAGAAGCGATTAGTGGTGCAACTGTAACTATTGGTACTGATAGTGAAACTACTGATGAGAATGGTGTTGCTACATTTGATGATATGCCATATGATGATTATAGTGCAGAGATAAGTGCAACCGATTACACTACCAAGACCGAAACATTAGCATTCAGAAGCAACCACAAGGCATTCACAGTCAGTCTTGTAGCAGAATCACAAGAAGAGAATACTGGATAAAAAATTAAAATATTATTACTTTTTATACTGATTATTATTACAAAGATTACATTTTATTAGAGAGAGAGATAATTATGGTAGAAAATGCTTTAACTAAAGTAAATGATGCTTTCCATAGTGGTTTATATACTGCTAAAATAAGAAAGGACACTTTTGGAAAATTCAATTTGGCTGGTTTCTTCCCAGCAGAGAAAGTAGATTCAAAGCAGATCACAGTTACAGATGTATGGAAAGGTGAAGAAGCTGAAGAACAAGTAAAAGGTAGAAAGAAAAAGTTAATGCCTAAAGGAACTGGCTTAAGGAAAGTAAGATACTCCGAAGTCACTCCACAAGGATTCAAACTTGAACAATATGGTATTGAATTAGAAGTTGAAATGAAAGACCTTATCGAAAGAGATTTAAGTGTAGTCGATATGATGACTCCTATCTCCAATTATTTGGCTGAAGAAATCGATAAGACTGTATATGATAGTGCAGTCGCTTCTGCTACTGATGAGTCTACTGCTTACGAATTAACTAACCAATGGTCTGACAAAGAAATCAAATCCATCATTGCAGATATCGTTAAAATCAAAAACAACAAGATGGCTGATGGATACAATATGGATCATTGTGTATTAGGTCTTAAAGCACTTACTGAATTGCAAATCAAGACTGAAAGTGCTGGTATCCCTTACACTTTCCCAAAAACTGGAATGTCCATTAATTCTGCTTTTGAAGTGGCTGGAATGACCTTTTCTTGGGGTGGAAAAACAATGGATTCCAAAGAATTGTTAGCATTCTGTACTGATATGCCAAGTTTACAAATCTTCTACTTGGATTACTTTAACCCACAAGTACAAAGAGTGCCTAATGTGGGCATTTATGATAAATACTATCCATTAATCAATGTACTCAAGTACGATGATTCTGACAGACAAAGTGAGCCAACTTTGACCTTGCAATTCACTACTGGTGTAGGTACTTATGCTGTAGAGCAAGGTAAAAGATTGGTTAAAGTCGCTGATGTATATAGTAAAGACCAATAGGTTTAGAATTTATGTGGAGAACTGATTATGGAAAACAAAATGGAAGACTATTACAAGGTTCTCCAATGGCTTCGTGAAGCTCATATTGACAGACAGTACCCTTATGAGTTTGATGAAACAAGTTGCATTGAGCATAGTTCTGATGTGGAACTTGTGGATGAATATGGTGCTGACTTTGATAATTCTTTGCATATAACCAATATTGAGCAAGGTTCAAAGGTTCGTATCCACTTGCCAAAGGTAAGGGATTATAATGATATTGATACCTTTGAAATCTTGTTCTATTCTTCTGAAACCATCGCCCCTAAAGATATTGAAATCGGCTTCAGCAATACAAGGAGTGGGGTTGCTAATCAGATTGAGTTGAAAAAGGATGATGTTAGTGAAGAAGATATGGTGATTAATGAAGATGGTTACCATCAGTTTAGGTATCTTGTTCGTAAGGCTAACACCAGTATGCAGAAGAAGAATCGCAGAATATCATCAGTCTATTGCATTAACATTAAGTTCAATAAGGCAGTAACTGACTTTTACCTTTGCAATTTGGTTGCAAGGGTTGACCAGTTCACCTTAACTTTGGAAGACTTGGATGAGCAGATTGTGATGGGCAAGAATTATGTGATGAACCAGTTAAGGGCAGACAGTTGGGATGAGATACCACCACAACTTGAGCATTTGTGCTTTAAAAGTGCTGGGGCTTTCAGTTGGCTTATATGGTGGGAGAACCAAGGCAAGGTGCAAGATGATGGCAGAAAAGAGAGCAGAAACTATGCTACAAGGTTATTAGACCAAATTGATAGGTTTATTGAGAATTATCTTGCAAGTAATGGTTATGGTGACCCTAACTTGAAATTGCTTGGTTGGACACAGTTCTGCAATGTCGACCCAAACTGCAAGACAAGATGCAACACCAAATCAAAAAAATACTATAAGGGAAGTTGGTATGTATGAGTGTATTAAGGGAAATACTTGAGTCTATCGCTAATTATTTTGAAGCCGATGACTACAATATGAAAGATTATCGTGGACTCCAATACTACTTTGACCCTTACACCATCAATGCCAACAACGAACTCCCCTTAATATGCTTTGATGTCAAGTATGGTGATGACCAGTCAGAGCAAAGGGGAATGGTTATCAATGCAGACTGCCGATCCTATTTCAGAAATTTCGATATCAAGCTTTACACTTACACTCAAGATACAGACATCTTGATTGAAGAGTTATGGGATTTTGAAGAGTCAGTCTTGAAGACCTTGAATGTCCAAAGGAGTTGGCAAGACATCCATCCGAAGTTGCAGAACTTGAAGTTTGTGGGTGCTATGCCAATCACAAGTGTTTATAAGCAGTCTTTTCGTGAAGACTATGAAGATGAGTTCTTCGCAAATGTGATAACAATTCGTTATGAAATGGAATATGTGCTTAACTAATATATAGTAGGAGAGTTAATTTTTATGAAACTTAAATATACTGGACAGCCACATAAAATCCTTGAGCTAATCCATCATCGTGTAGTGAGAGCAGATGAAGTCTTGGAGAAAGGCAAGATTTATGAGATTCCACACGAACTTGTGGATAGATGTATGGAAACTGGATTTTTTGAATATGTCCAAGAAAAGAAGACAGCAATCAAAAAGGTTGCTGAAGAGATAAAGGAGAAAGAGTAAGATGGCTGGATATAATCAATCTTTTCATTATTGGTCTATTGCTTTGAAACAAAAAGACCAAGTTACTGGTGAGTACCCAAGTGTGCCAGTTCGTGGGGGTATTATGGCAAGGGGTTCAGCATTTCAAGGTGAACCAGCGATGGACACATCTGATTGGGAAGCTCACGATGGTTCTAAATCCATTAAGTTGGCTTCTGATAGGACTCAAGTGAGTGCAGAGCCACAATGGGAACAAAAGGCTATGTTTGGTGAGTTCTTTGAAGATGGATGGTATATGCTTTTAGGTAGTCAAGAGAAGAAAGAAGTCACCCTTGATGATGATAGTAAGGTTTATGAATGGAAATTCTATCAAGACCTTGTGAACCCAACCGAATTGCCACTTGCAACCATTATTAATGGTTATTCTGCAGTAGAAAACGATGCTGTGACTTATGATAATGCTAAAATGAGCGAATTGGAGTATGAAATCAATAACGATGGAATCAACTTGACTTATACTTTCGGTTCTAATGCTCCAATCTTGAACCAAGCAAACCCATTGAGAACTGTAGGTCAATCATTAAGCAAACTTGGTGTGCAGAACATCAAAGTGTACATTGCTGACTTCGGTACTGGATTGACCGAATTGGATGAGCAAGAATTGGCAGTATATGATTATGGATGTATCGTAAGTTCTTCTAATTCCTTTAATACCAATTTAGAAGACTTTTTGTGTCTTGGAACTCCATTTGGGAAAGGAATAAAGGATGAGGGGGCTTTTGAGAACGATGGAAGCCTTGAAATCCAATGGAATCCATTAAGTCAACACTTGATTGACAAATGGTACACAGGAGTCAACGATGGAACTACAGTAACTGAAAACAACTATTTCGCTGAAATATTAATAACTGGTACAAACAGAAAACTTGGCGAACTTGATTCCGAAGATGTATATGAATCATTCAGTATGTACTTGCCAAAAGTTGAGATAACTAATGCTTGGAGCGATATGAGTGGCGATGAAACCAAAACCATCAACATAGAATATGGTTTAGTTAACAATGGTTCTGTTTCCCCAGTAAACATTGACATTGTAAGTCAACTTGAAGATTTGCATTGGGGTACTCCACAAGCAAGTGTGAGTGTACAATCCACCCCAAGTGGTGGAGCATCAGTTGATGATGACAGTTCCCAACCATACTACTGGATCAAGGATGAAGAAGAAGAAACTGGATAACTAAAATATATGGCATAATTTTCATAAAAAACACACTACCTAATAATGGTGGTGTGTCTTTTTTTTTAGACAAATTTTTGTAGGAGATGATGTAATGGAATTTTCCAAAAATAGTATAGAAGTCTGTGGTAAGAAATACAAGTTCAAGAGATGCACTAATGCTCAAATTTTGGAGCATCAGAAGAGCATTGAAGCCGAACAAGAGAAATATAAGCCTATCACAGATGAAGCGAAGAAGATAGAAAGGGATGTTGAAGCGATAGATACTGAAATCGAAGCGATTAACAATATCGTGTCTGCTATCAACAAGAAAGAAGAGCCAACTGACAAAGATTTAGACAATGTAACTAAATATAGTATGCAGTTGGTTGATTTGGCTAATGAGAGAAGAAAGCTTGTTGAGAAAGGTGAAGCTTTGGATGAGAAACATAAGAAAGAGATTGAAGCGATTCGCCAGTATGTTCTTGAAAAGTATGGTGAATTGGCTGAACTTCAACTTGATGGGATTACCAAGGAAGAGTTTGTAGCGAATGCTGATGATAGTGATATGACTATCATTCGTTTACTTGCAAGTATTAAGAAGATGTTATCATTGGGTGCATCACCAAAGGATGTTGAGAAATTCGTGAAACAAAACATCATAGCAGAAGCGAAACAATCCTTTCAATCCGATTAACGAAGATGATGATTCGCTAATGATAAAACCATCCGAACTCATCGAAAAACAATACATCGATGAGTATTTCCTACTCACAAGAAGAGTTAAAGGGATGGGATTATCATTGAAAGATTTTTGGGAAATGGATTACACCATCTTCGGACAGTTACTGCGAAATGAGTTGGACATCATCGAAGCCGAAAGGAAAGAAGCTGAAAAGCAAAGACTGGAATCCAAATCATCCAGTAAAACTGGCAAGATGACCACACCAAAGTTCGCTGATAGTGAAGATTATGCAGAAATATATGAATCTCTTATAGAAGACTGATAGAAATGTTTAAAGTGAAAATTTTAAAGACAAAGTTCATTAATGATTTGCGAAGAATGAAAGAGCAAATCAAGAAGAATGTCGCTTCAGATTCATTTGAGATACTTGATATAATTGATAGGCATACAAGACCATTAGTTCCATTGGAAACTGGTAGACTTCGTGAGAGTGTGATGCGACCTAATATGCTTGTTGAAAAGGATTTCTTGAGTCAAGAGATTGAGTATAGTGCAAGGAATCCAAGGACTGGTTTTGATTATGCATTGATACAGCACGAAAACTTTGAGTATAGGCATAGGGTAGGTCAAGCATTATACTTGACAGATGGTATGGCTGAATCAGAGAATGATGTGATTCATTTAATTGAAAAGGATGTGGATATGGCTATGGCACAAACATTGAAAGGTGGTGGGTAGTTTATGGTGTTTCAAGGTAGGAGTATTCAAGCAAAGGTTGAACTGGATCTTGAACCATTGGCATTATCTATTACTGAAGCGAATAAGATGTTGCAAGGTTTGGGTGGTGCTTTTGAGTTTGACACTACTCACATTAAACAATTGGAAACTTATATGGGTAAGGTTCGTGACATCTTCAAGATGGTTAGTGATGAAGCTCTAAAAATTAATGAAGCCTTTGCCAATATTCAAGGGATAAGGACATTGATAGAGAACCTTGAAATAGTCAAGGCAAAGATGGAAACCATACATAACGATGTTGACAAGATAAACCAATCAATCCTAAAGATGGATAAGGAAGCCAGTAAATTAGCCCAAACTGAAGAAAGAATAGATGGATTAATGAAGAATGGTTTATCTACAGTACAAGGATTCAACACCCAAATGCGAAGTTTCAATGCAGAAATGCGAAGAGCAGAGAAAGAAGCTCAAGGATTACTTTCTGTCCATAAAGGAGTTACCAGTTACTTGACCCAAGAAAGTGAACTAATGGCTTCAAGTCTGAAATTTGTTAATGACAAGATAGCAGAAGAAGAAAGGGAACTTGCAGTATTGGGTGAAAGTTTTGCATTACAACAAAGGATATCATCCCTTGTCAAGAGTGATGTTGTAACTGAATCTGATTTGGTTAAATTAGATGATGAACAGTTAGCAATTCTTCGTGCCATTGTTGGTGAAGAAGAGAAGATATTGGGTGTTCAGAAGATGCAAACTGCCGAAACTACCAAGCAAAATGCTGAAAGAATGGGTGGCTTGGCTGGTGGTGGAAAAACACCTAAAGGCAACCAGTTGGATAGCCCAACTTATCTTGGTAGAAGAATCGGTTCAATGGCAGTCACAATGTGGGGATTCAACGAACTGATGGATGTCTATGGACAGACAATGAGCCACATCAATGCAGAATCCCAAAAAGACTACTTTGCAAAAAGACTCAATATGAGTGCCAAAGAACTAAATGGGTACAACAAGGAACTTGCCGATTACCAAAAGCAATACCAAAAACTGGATATGACAGTTGTAGGTGCAAATGCATTGGAAACTGCATCCAAGTATAAGGTAGAGAATGAATCTCTTGGTGACTTGACTGAAGTTATGGCAATCTATGGTTCTGAATTCGTGAAACAAGGAAGAAGCCAAGAAGACAGTATCCTTGCAGTAAACGATGCACTTGATGGGGAACTTCGTAGGTTAAAAGAAGTAGGTATCGGTGCAGAAGAACTCAAGGCAACTGGCTTATGGGATGGAGATGAAACCGACAAGGCTGGAATGCTCCAAGCACTCTTGAAGATTGCAGAAGAAAGGGGATATGACCAAACTGCAAAAGACATAACCAACCTAAACGATGCAATATCCACCTTGGAAGTTAAGTTATCCATTGACCTTGCAAGAGCATTCGGAATAGTTGAACCACTATTGAGAGATGTCATCAAGGACTTCATCACAATGTTAGAAACTGCCGAATGGTTAGGTAGTGAATTAAGCAAGTTAGGTCAAAAGGTTTCCAAATTCTTCGGCTTGACAGATGATAAAGGCAAAGCAACTGCAAGGGGTAACTTCCTTGAAGAATGGGTTGCTTGGGCAATCACATTAGGAATCAGCCTTTATGGTGCTTACAAGATCCTAAAACCAATACTTGGAATGTTCGGCAAACTCAAAGATGTGACTACTGGTGTTGGCAAGGGTGCAGAAGAAGTTGCCACTACTGGTGGTACTGTTGCAAAGGACATTGAGAAAGGTGGTTTCAAGTCCGAATTCAAAAAGCTTGGAAGAAACCTTGGTATTATGGCAAGAGTCTTCATTGAAGTTGCTATTGGTTTAGTGATGGCTTATGCTTTACTGGAAGAAGCGATGTATCTTATTGCAAGATTGGGTGATTCTTATGAAAGGATGAAGCCACAGTTTGATAAGGGTGCGAAGTTCCTTAAGGATTATGGTATTTGGATACTTGCAGTTGGTGGTGCTATGGCTGTTGCATTGCAGTATGTTGGCAAGTTGCCACAGATTGATTGGAAGAGTCAAGTGCAAGGTTTCCTTAAGATAGCCCTTGGATTGGGGGAAGCGATGGTGCTTATCTCTGAAGCTATAGTCTTATTGATTGCACCGATGACTGCGATAGAATTATTGGGTTATATGTATGATACTTTGAACCAAGATGCTATTGCAAAGGGTAATGAAGTCATTGGTATGTTTGCAGATGCATTGCATTACATTGCAAGTGATGGTTCTATACAATTGTTCATCCTTGGACTTGGTGTTGCAAGTGCAGTATTAGGTTTTACTGCAGATACTGTTGCAATCCCATTAGTGATAGGCATTGCTACTGCATTAGGTTTAGTGGCTGAAGCCATTGGTTTGCTTATAGTTCCATTGGTTGCAGTTGAAATGTTGGGAGAAATGGCGAATGAACTCAACGAAGATGCAGTCAAGAAAGGAGCAGAAACCATCGGTTTAATTGCTGAAGTCCTAAAAGCACTTGAACCAGCAGTCAGAAAGGTACTTGAAGTTGACTTTGAAGTCTTCGGAATAGGATTGGTTGAAAAAGGAAATCAAATAGTCAATGGAAAAGGTGGACTCCAATCATTAACACAAGACATACTCCCTAACTTAATTTCATTCGTGGAAGACTTAAGGGATTTGGAAATGCCAACTGACTTGGATGTCAGCACAAAGGTTCAAGCAATAACACAGATGGCTAACCAAATCGCACCATTGTTTACTGCAATGAACAACTTAAACAATGTGATTGGTACTGGTGGAATATTAGGCAAGGCAACCACTTGGCTTGGTGGAGTGATGGACTCTCATATGGGAACTGGATTAAAACCACAACTTGACAGATTATACAATAACATCAAGGATGTAATGGACTTCGCCAACAAATTAGGTGGTCTTGGTAGTGTTAATACTGTAAACACTACTGCAATAACACAAACCACTAATGCCATTGCACAGTTAAAAGTTAAGCTTGACCAGTTCGTTTCAACCATTACTGGATATGCCGACAAGGTCAAAGGTGCAAGTGTTAAGATGGGTAATGCATTACCTACTGGATTCCAAACTGGTTCTGCCAACTTCGGAACAGCAGTAATTAGTGTATTGGCGAATGGTATTGCTCAAGTCCAAGCAAGATACAATACAATGCATAATGCTGGTAAAACACTTGGTCAAAAACTGTCTGATGGTTTTGAAGATGGGGCAGACCTAAAGCAAACCACTATCACAGAACTTGGATATGCATTAAGCGAATTAGACAAGAAGAAAGATGATTTCTACAATAAAGGTAAGGTTTTAGGGGAAGAACTCTCTCGTGGATACGATGATGGAGTGGATATGCATTCTCCAGGTCGCTTGGCTCGAACAACTGCATCAGAGATGGGTTTCATTATGGAAGCCTTGGATAATGGTAAGCAGATGATGTATAATGGTGGTAAGGCTTTAGGTTCTGCACTTGCTACTGGTTATGCAGAAAGCAATGCAAATCTACGAACCAATGTAGATGTACTTGCATCAAAAGGAGTGAACAATAGCCAACTTCAAGCAAATGCAACAACCACTCAAGCAAACACCAAAGGCAAAGGACAAACACAACAATCCTTGAACCCAACTATCAATATTGATATGTCAAACAGCACAGTCATAGGAATAACAGACTTGAATACAAAAATACAACAAGCAGTAGAACAAGCAATAGTAAGAATGAACAGCCCAAATGGGGCAATAGGATATTAAAATGGTGATAACGAATGAGTAGTGAATACGATTATGAAACAAGTTTCACATTCCACAAACCAAATGGATTCTATGTTCACCTAAACAAGCAAATGATAATACAAGACAGAGATAGTTTGAACGATGACTCATTATATCATCTTCTCCTATTCTCTAACTTGCCAGTTGACTTCAACGATTGCATAGATGAAAATGGTTGCCTAATAACAACCGACCCACCATCATCTATGGAAATCATAGAACCATCTGCATCCACATACACAGATGTGGAATTCCATTTAGGCATAGAATGGCTGAACAATGGGGAAAGTGGATTCAACATCTTCTTGGATGAATGGGAAGACAACCAAGATCCGACATCAGAGCAAGTGGATGTGAACATAGAAATAGCTGAAGATGTACCATTGTACATCAAGGGAGTTGCAATTGCAAAGGTTACTGGTGCAGATACTGGTAGTGATTTTATCGTGGCTTATGCAAGGCAACTTACTGAAGTTAAGGTTCAGAATTATATAACACTTATGAAAGGTTCAAGTTTTGTAGGTCAAGCGAATTGTGATGGTGATGTCTAATGGCTAATGAAGAAACAACATTCGTGTTTAGGAAGAGCAGATGGTTTTGGAAGTTCGTGAACAAGCAGTTTGATTTGGGTAAGATTAATGATATTTTTGGTGATGATGTTGAGCAAGGTGGGGATTACACTTTCATCCTTTGTGAGCAAATCCCTAATGATATCAACACTTGCATTGATGAAACTACTGGTTGCTTGATTGAAGATGCTCAAGGTTTAAGCATCATTGACTTGCAAGAAGTGTACAGTAACATTGAAGCCGATTTGCCTATGCCTAACTTTAGGTTGAAAGTTACTCCTATTCAAGAGTGGGATGGTGGTTTCACTATCACTTTGGATGGTGGGGCTACTGATATTCAAATTCAATTGGGTGACAGCCAAATCCAATACTTGCAAGGCATATTCCTTGTCAAAAGGGAAACAAAGAATGGTGACTTGAATTTCGTGATGGCTCATAGTAGGATTGCATCACCTATAAATATTCGTGACTTCATTAATGTGCCTTTTGATGGGCTTGTGATGGGTGTCGGTTATTGTGCTTATCAAGGGTGATTAGATGGCATATATTCACGATGTATTAGATAATTGTAATGACCTTTATGAGCAAGGAACTGGTGCTAAATGGGAAAACCTTGTCTATGCAAGGACTGGGGAAGGATTTGGGGCTTATGTGCATCCCCAAGGCTCTAAATCCCTTACAGAATACAAGCCAAAAGACCTTTGCTACATTTACAAGTATAATAAGATTGACCCATCTAAATATAAGGTAGGAAATGTTTACTGGACTGTAGTCTTCAGAAAATATAATTTGAACAAGAACAATTTCCCTAAAATAAGAGTGTATAGTGGTAAGAAAGGTGACAATAATTTCATTCGTGAAATCACCACTTATGAAAAGCTTAAAAACACTTTGGAATATGATAATCATACTCTCCAGTTCAATTTAGGATCTTTGACTGTAGACCAGTTAAAAAGCATCATAATTAAGGTTGTATGGGATAAGACCAAATCAACTGAATCATCTGAAATCAGTATTAATCGTGCAAGATTAAGTATTAACTACTTGCCATTGAAACCAAAGTTCAACCTTTATGCATCTCCAAGTTTAGCGAACATCACTAATAATGATGAGTTCATATGGACATTGACAGTTAAAAATAGTGGTGACTGTGGAAATGGAACAGTAACCCTAAACCTACCGACTGGGGTTACACTATTATCTTCAAATGGTGGAACAAATGGTGGAACATTCAATAACACTACGAAGAAATGGTCATTCAACATCTGCAATGGGCAAAGTGCAGTAAGGAATTTCCGATTGAAGTTCAGCTATGTTGGAAGTTACACTATATCAGCAACTAATGACAGCGAATTTGCAGTAAACAAGAGTGTGAGTTCCACAATAAATGTTGAGCAGTATTACCCATCACCACAAAATGAACTAATCACTTACACTTTCTATGAAACAAATGCATTTGAAGATGGATACTTTGATGTAGGGATATGGGGAGTCTACAATGGTGAAGAAACACATTGCTATGACATCAACATTCCACAAAACATAACTGTCCAGTACCCTTTAAGGGAAACAATGGAAGACTTGAATATGAACAACAATGTGAAAGAGTTCGTTACTGATGGGATAAGTGAAGACAATAGGATTTGCTTGAAAGTCAATAATACTATGCAGAACTTTGAAACCCATATTCGTATTTATTATCATAGTGGTGCAGAAGATGATTATACCATAACAACACATTCTTTAGACAGCGATAAGGATTATAGTGGCACTTTGCATATTCTTGAGAAAAGGGGTATGATATTATTGTCTGCTCCAGTCATAGGTAAGGATAAGCAGTATGTTTATAATAGTGTTAACATTGGAATCCCTAACATTTGGACTGTTAGGGCAAAGGCTTCAAGGAAGAATTTCTTTGATGAGAAAAAGGACACTATGAGCATTGACTTGGAGAATATGATTGCTTATATTGGTGTTATCCCATTAGAAAGGTGTCATAAGGCTGATGTTACTGCAACAAGCAAGAACACTTTGATTGAGAATCGGTACTTAAATCGTGCCTATTATGGAAAGAAAGGTGACTATTCAGAAGACATAAAGATGACTCTTCGTATGAAATGGCAAGATGTCGCTACCCTACAAGGATTATGTGCAATGGATAAGCCAATCCCAATAGACACCATCCCAAATCGTGCAGATGGTGACCCATTAAACCATAGGGGATGGGCAGAGATCCACGAAGTCAGCAACATCAAGAAAATCAATGACTTGTATTATGAATGTGATGTAGGGGTAACTTATCTAACCCATAAATTATTGACCAAGTTCGGAATTACTGAAACTGCAAAGATAACATCAAATTCAATCAAATACTACTTGTCACTTGTACACGATTATACTGATGACATCCTTGAACTGTTCAGACCATCATATTACCAAAACTTCACCAGCCTTGAAGATGTGAATGGTGATATGTTGGGAAGTTATGAACTGGATGCACCATCAAGCTTGACATTGACAAGTGTGGAAGATGTGAACAAATACTCCACTTATGATATTATCTTCAGAAACCATTTGCCAACCTTAAGGAGCGAAGACTTCGATGGGAACTGGGAAATGTCATTGAAGATTATGGATAAGTCCAATAACACTCCATTGTTTGAGCATACATATAACAATTTCAAGCATTATGATTTTGATAGTAATGTTGCAGTAAATAGTGCTGATGTGACATCCACTTATAAGAATGGTAATGCTTATGAAACTATCAATTATGATAAGGTAGGTTTGGGTTATGATAATTTCAGTCCATTGATTGAAGATAGGAAGACTGCAACCCACTTCAACACAATGGAAACAACAGTCCTTAACTACTTGGATGATGAGTTTGAAATATTCCTATTGGATGATGATAACAATGGGATAGCCAACCAAGTTGTCAATGTAAAAGTGCAAGGTGATGATGGCTTCAGCAATAAGTTCAATGTTATGACAGACATTTATGGCAGAGTATTGTTCAAAGTGAACTGGGGAAATGGTGATTATACCCTTAATCTAACATATGATGAAACTGAAGAGTACAGAAGTTGCAGTTACTCAACAAACTTGAATGTGAACTTTACTTATAGGGAATTAACATTTGACTATCCAAGGAATGCAACAATATTAGAGTTAGGTTATCCATATATTGTTACATTGTTGGATGGTGATGATCCAGTAAGTGGCTTTATGTTACATTATAGCTTTAAGACTGCTACTGGTGATTATGGTTATGAAAGAACTGTTCTGACTGATGAGAATGGCAGAGCAAATATACCAATTGATTGGGTTAATGGCAGTATTACTTTAAGGGTTAACTTTAAAGGTTTTACTGATAATGGTACTGTTTATCAGCCAGTACAAATGGAAGAAGTGGTGAATGTTAATGTCAATTAGAGAAGATTTAAATATACAAGCAGATGATTTGACTATTATTCAAGGGGAGAAGTCAAAGGATTATAATGTGATTGTCACATCCCCTACTGGCTCTCCTTTAGAGTCCATTCCTTTGACAATTGGTTTTTATAATAACGATTATTCCTTTGTGAATGATGCTGTCACTAATGAATATGGTATTGCTACTGTTCCAATATATCTTGCTGGGGATTCCTATTTTGTTGATGTTCATTTTAAAGGGGATGAATATTATAAACCACAAGTGGTTACAAAGGAAATAATTATTGATAAGTTTGAGCAATTAGAAACCACTATCCAATCATATGGTACAGATTTGACAAGCGATGGAGCATTGTATACCATCCATTTGGCTGATTCTAATGGTTTACCTGTCCAATATTCTTATGTTAGAGTTGAAATAGATGATGAGTTAGACTTATTATTAAAGACTAATAATGCTGGAAATGTTATTGTTCCTTATCGTGTTGATAGTGGAGATAAATGGATAACTACTACTTTCATAGGCAATGCAAGGTACAAAGGAACAACCCATAATGATTTGATTTCTTTTGGTGAAGAAAGCAATAAGTCAAGCAAAGAATTTAAAGTCACTTATGATGGAGTTACCCCAATCATCCAATGGAGAACTGTAGGTGGAGAATGGGAAAACTTTTTCACCACTTCTGCTTTTCCACAAAGAATAAACAAATTCAAAATAGTCATAAACAACCAAGATGATGATTATTGGTATATGTTCTTTAATGATGCTATGGAAATTAGAGAAATGATTATAAATGATTTCATTTATGATGGCATCTTCCCATTAAATGTTGGAAATTATAATATAACCATATATTATAGTGGTGATGAGCATTACAAATGTTGTACTGAAACATTAGAATTAACTTATGAAGAAGACCATCGTACTCTTGCTATAACACAATTACATATGAATTTAAATGGAGATGTAGGCGAACTGATTCATAAAGAAGTGGAATATGGTTCTCTTTTTGGCGATGGAGATACTGATGTATATATAGGTGTAGGGGCAAGTAATTCCAACAATAGTACATTAACCCAATTAATAGAAGATAGTGATTATGTAATTAAATGTAACACTAAAAATGTAGATATGGTATATGGTTTTGATTTTTATTGTATTGTTCCATCAAATAAAAAAATACAGATTTTCAACGAATCCTCATTTTATTCACCATATGTAAATAGGATAACCATTAATGGTTCTGATAATGGGGATGAAGATGTCACATTAACCCAAAATGGATTTGCTTACCACTCTCAAACATACCAATCTATTGATATATTGGTACAAAATCAAAATGCTGAAATGCACGATAAGGTTGGCGAATACTATGTGATGAGATTGCTCAATACAGATACAAGAGAAGAGTTCTACTTTTACTCTTACCTTATAGATAATGTCACAGTATCTCATATTGACTACTTATTGACTAAAGGAACTTGGGAACTTTACATAGTATCCAAAGGAGCAACTGGCTACAAAGGTGGATACTATGTAGCAACTGAAACACTAACCACCGACACAATCATAGAACCAACAACTGATGACATAATAACCAAACAAGAAAACTGGATAAACTTGGGCAATGACAACCCAACATTCTCCAACCAAACCATAAGCACAACCACATCAGACACAGAAGTGCATTCAATAATGGCAATGGAATATACTGGGAGCAATTATTACATCCTTACATTCAATGAAACAATTAGTGGCTATGATTCAGCATTCATCATAGGGGCAGATCCTAACTCCGAAGAGTTGGATGGGTTATTCATTTCACCAAACAATGTAAAACTCTACAGTAATGGCATCTTAAGGGATGAGATGATATTCGCAGAACCAATATTCAAGCAATCCCCATTGATGAGTGTTGTTCGTGTCCAAAGGGATGGGAACAAGTTCACCATCTTCGTGGATGGTGAAATGGTCTACAAGACTGACTTGATAAGTTGGAACACTTTTGGTGTTTACCAGTACCTTGACCAAGATGATAGCGAATGCATTTGGTCAAGTTTTAAGCTTGAACCATACAATGCTACAGAGATTACTCCATCAACACAGAACTATGATGGAACTATCTTCGGCAGTAACTGGCACATTGAATTTAGGGAAGACCATCTCAACTTCACAGACTATGGTATGTTGCCAAGTGGTGCTGTTGGTGGTGGATTGGTCTTGTTGGATAATGTTCCATTGCCAAAGGATACTGAATGGGAAATGGACATCACCATCGACTACAATAACAAGAAGTTTGATGCAAGGCTCAACAAGTTGTATGGTGAGATTCAAGCAAGACTGTTTGAAGATGTCAGCACATCTGATTCCACTTTGGAGTATTCAAAGGTGTTGTGTTCTCCAGTTCCGATTCCTAATGCGAAGACTATCTTTACAAGGCATTCCGATGAGGGAACACTTTACTATGTTAAGCCTAATTACTTGATAAGCGATGAACTGGACAAAGTAATGCAAAGACCACAATATATGTGCAACCCCTACATACAATACAAGGGTGGGGTCGAATGCTACACAGAAACTGGAATCAGCCTATTTGACTTGGAAAACCAATACTCTCCAGTATACATCGGCAATGACCTAATAAGAGCAGAATTCCACCGAAGAAGTGGATACATAATCATCAGCAGATACGATGAAAACACAGACACTTGGTATACTGCAAACATCCTAAAGATTGATGACAACTTGAAACTCACAATGAATGAGTACAACGATGACTATGCAAGTGTAAGCTTTGGAAACACCACTTGGGAATTCTATCGTGGAAGACCATTCATAGTAGTCAAGCACCCAAATGCTGACATAAGGATCTTGAAACTTGTCGACAGAGTATACTGTGAAACTATCGAAAATGAGCAGTCAATGGGATTCATAGAAGAGCATAACACATTGATGAGTACCTTTGCACCACAGTACAGTATTCAGAAGTTCAAACAAGATATGCACATAGGGGAAAACATTCGCATAGACAACTTTGACCTTTACGAAGTTGATGCTAATGGTTACTTGGTAGACTTGGAGCATAGTGCAAGTCTTGGAACAACCATAGTCGACAACGATACTGCATTGGTGGTGGATAAGGACTTTACTGGCAAACTTGCATTGAACTTCCCAGCTTCAAGCACCTATTTGAAGAAGACATCAGACCAGTTCTCATTGCTGATAGGGAACATTAATGTTGACACTCAAACAAGCATAACTGTTAAGGCAAGGGGATTCGATGACAATGGTGCAATCCCATTAGTAGAGAATGTCCAGTATGGATTATGGGAGCAGTCACAGACATTCACAGTAAGCAGTAGCACCACAGAGATAAGGGCAACATTTACAGACTGCCCAACAGCAGTCAAATACATAGACTTCGTAGTCATATTCAATACTGCAACAACATCAGATATTGTGATGAACAAGTTGATGTGCTACGATGGTGACAGCGAACCTAACTGGGATGTGGATGTGAGCATCAAGAATGCAAACAATGTACAGATAACATTTAGCGAAACATACTATGCAAACCTTTACAATGAATCATCACCAGTAGGTTTGTGCATCATCAGACCTAATCAGAAACCATTAACATTGAATAAGCTTTATGCATCTGATGAAACAGTCCTTGCACCATATATGAAAAAATCTGCAGAATGGGATAAGCCAAGTCAAGTCTTCCTTGAATACTTGAATGCGAATAGGCAAACCATTGACATAGACTGGGGTGAGTTCTAAAATGACTCACTTCAGCAGACACATAACACGAAACTTCGATGCCAATAAAACCCATCGAATAAGATACGATGATGACAACTTCCTATGCGAAATCTTCAGATTCGACAAGACACAAGAAACCCAGTATAGTGCATACTTGGGCAATGTGACCAAAGTGGAAAATGGGGAATACAAGACTTGGAATGGCTTCAAGGTAATCAAGTCAAAGAACAAGGACAGACTCATACTCAAATTCAAATATGAAGCCAAAACAACAAGCGATAACTATCGTTTGGAGTTCTTGTTCGGAAACACCTACCTTGAACCGAAGAAATCAAAGAAAGACAAGTCACTAAAATCCAATGCAGAAATCTACATCAATGGGGTCTTGCAAGAAAGAAACAAGGGAAGCTTTTGGAACAGCAACGATGTCAACTTCAACAGACACCACCAGTATGTCCATATGGATAAGGGAGTGAATACTATAGAATACCATCTTGTTGCAAATTCAGTATTCATAGCATTGTCAGTCAAGAAGTTTGAAATCTACCAAGCCAAAAGGCATAACAATACTGATGACAAATTGACATTGATTAAGGCTACTGTAGAGCATACCAACACCTTTGACATAAACACTATGACTGCAGAGTTTATGTATCATCACGAATTCGATGAGATGCTTGATCCAACTGACAAGAATGCCAATAGGAGTGGACTCATCTTTGATTATCGTGATGAAATAAACCTTTACATATGGGATACAGAGAACAATAAGCAACAAGTTTTCGGTGGCTACATCTCAACTGCTACTGTGGATGATGACTTGACCAAGGTGACATTGGAATGTGCAGATAGGCTCATTGACTTGGATAGAAGATATAATATCTCTGAAGTCAACTTGAAAAAGGAAGATAGGGATGAGAACACCATCTATGCTTATCGTGTAGACTACATTAAAAACTATGATTATTACAGCGATGCATTGAAGTTCTTGCTCAAGTCTTCAGAGTTGCCTTTGAAGACTAATGTTAAGCTTGGTGACCCACTTGTGATTAGGAACAATTGGAAACTTGCAACCTATAAGAAAGGGGCTACAGAGAAGTTGGATACTGGCAATGCAAGTGCTACTGTCAACCAAAAGAGTATGACTCTTCGTAATGGTGCTGATACATTGAAGCCCCAGCATATCACCATCTATAATAATAAGAGTAGGAAAGTCTGCTTGAACGATTATCCTAACCTTTACTTTAATTATGGTATGGGAACTCACTTATGGTCTGAAGAAGTCATTGAAAATGAAACTGTTGTCAAGGAGAAATCATTGACCAAGACACAAGCGAAATGGCTGGACAGAGCGAATGATATCACCAAAGCAACTGGAGATGCTTGTATAAAACCGATTTGGAAATGGGTTGCAACCCACATCGCAAGGTCAAATCAACCACATTTCTATCAAAGTGCAGAAACAACTTGGAAAAAGCAAAAAGGGAACTGTTGTTGCAAGACAGAAGTTATGCTACACTTATTGGATGCTAAAGGCATAACCGACCTTAAATATATGCATT